ATGGTTCAAAGACAAAGCTCTTGAGGACATGGGTCGTAAGTACTGGAAAAAACGCAGTTACATCATGCAAGGTTTTGTTCGTGAGAACCCTTTGAGTGATGACAAGCACCCAGAAAATCCAATCCGTAGATTTATCATTGGACCTCAGATTTTCCAAACAATCAAATCAGCACTCATGGATCCTGAGTTGGAAGAGTTGCCAACTGACTTGATGCGTGGACTAGACTTCCGTATCACCAAGACATCAAAAGGTGGCTACGCAGACTACTCCACTTCAAAGTGGGCTCGCAAAGAGTCAGCATTGACAGAAGCTGAACAGGCCGCAGTGGAAGCACACGGATTATTCACACTGTCTGACTTTCTTCCTAAGAAACCAAGTGAAGCTGAACTCAAAGTTATCAAAGAAATGTTTGAAGCCTCAGTAGACGGCAAACCTTACGATCCAGATCGTTGGGGTGCGTACTTCCGTCCAGCTGGTGTTGCGGCTCCTGCAGGTTCTAGTGCTCCGGCAACTGAGAGTGCTCCGGCACAGACCAGTGGCTTTGCGGCAACAGGTACTACTACATCAACAACATCAAGCGACTTTGATGATGAAGAGCCAGCAGTAGCAACTGCCCCAGTGGAAGCCAAACCAGCTCAGAAAGCTGAAGACATCTTGGCTATGATTCGAGCTCGTCAAAAGCAGTAATGTTATCGCAGTTAGATCACATTATTTTTCCTGACCGCTGTGAAGTTTACGAAATAGTACCTTCACAGCGGTACTTCTATCCAATATTTAAAAATGGGTCATCAAGTATCATGATGACTGCTCAGGAAAAAGGATGGAAGGTACTAGTCAACGAACAGATTCGTCGTGCAAACAATATAGAAATTGTATTGCGTGACCCTGATGCTCGTATGCGATCAGGTATCAACACTTTTGTACAACAAATTAAAATAGATCACCCTGAGCTTGATAAAAATACTATCTTGTGGTTTGCTAAAAATTATCTATTTCTAAATAGACATTATTGCCCACAATTTTTATGGTTAGTAAATCTAGCCCGATATCTTTCTCCAAGCGCCAGATTACATTTTTATTCCATGAACGATCTCAACGACTTGGCGGTATTTGATATGAAACCTCCGGGAATACGCGATTCGGACATTGATGTGGGACTAATCAACCACAGTGAAATGTATCAGCGTGTTGACCAAGTTCTGGTACAGCATTGTCTAAATAAATCATTGACATTCGAGCAGGTGGTCAACTACATACAACAAATTGATCCAATGGCCTACGATTATGTGATTGGTAGAGCTAAAAAAATATTAAATCCAGTGTATGCATTGTCCAAGACTTGACCACTTTGTTAGATTCAACTACGATGGCACATTGAGTCGTTGCGGACACATGATCGATGCACCAAAGTTTGATTCTTTAGAATCATTGGAATCCAGTGAATGGTTGTCGGAGATCAAAGATAAGTTTGATCGAAACAAATGGCCCGACGAATGTATACGTTGTGAGGAAATTGAAAAAGAGGGCAAAGACAGCATACGTGTACATGCCTTGTCTTTCCACAGCCAACAAAGTGATACAGAATATCTACAAGTTGGTGGAGTGCTAGACAATGTCTGCAATGCGGCGTGTCAGACTTGCAACGAAAATCTCAGTACCAGGATAGGAAGTTTGGGCGGACGTATATTTCCTATTGTAGATAACAGCAAGCAATACTGGAAGTTGCCACAGAATCGTATACATCATTTAGATATCAACGGCGGAGAACCAAGTTTTAGCAAAAACTACAAAAAAATATTAGCCAATCTTCCTCCAAATCTCAAAACTCTACGACTCAACACAAACTGTAGCACTGTGCTGACTGAGTTAGAGGATATAGCCAACCGAGGAATTGAAGTCACGGTCACAGTGAGCTGTGACGGCATTGGTGCAGTGCATGATTTTGTACGTTGGCCGATTCCATGGGATACATTTTATAAAAATCTCTTGTCGTACAAAAAAATGCCAGTGACGCTAAATCTATGGACCACTGTGAGTGTTTTAAATGTTGAAGACTTGCCCAACATTATTGATTTTGCTCGTGAACACAATATAGACCATGGTTATGCCTATCTAAAAACTCCTGTCGAGCTTGATGTTAACAATACAAATAAAGAACAGGTTGACGCATACATACTCAAACAAAAACAGTTAAGAGGAATACAATGAAGATTGCTATCACAGGACATAGTGCAGGCATTGGTCAGGCATTGGCCAATGAGTACATGACCAGGGGCCACGAAATTGTTGGATTGAGTAGACGTGATGGGCATAATATTCGAGTTATTCCCAAGATAGCCAATCTAATTGAGCCTTGCGATATGTTTATCAACAATGCTCAAGCAGGATTTGCTCAAACAGAGTTGCTGTTTGAAATGTCCAAACGATGGGCAAATACCAAAAAACATATTGTTGTTATCAGCACCATGATGGCACAGGATCCTGTGAGTGTTCTACCAGGAGCAGAAATGAACCTATATAGAGTGCAAAAAGTTGCACTCGAAGAATCTGTTCGCCAGATAAGATACAACGATGGCTGTCTTAGACTAACATTGGTTAGACCCGGAAACATAGCTACCAGTCCAGACAAAACTGTACCGCCTGCAGCCGATGTTGCCCATTGGGCAAAAACATTGGTCAATATCTTTGATTTAGCTGACCCGTTCTTGACAATATCAGACATATCATTGGGACCAGCATGACACCAAAAGATGTACTGACAAATAAATGCTTTTGTCCAATGCCATGGACCGGCTTGATGTATAACTTTGACGGAACTGTTAGAAATTGCATCCGCGGGGCAGATAAAGAACCCATTGGCAACATACGTGATCAATCAATAGAAGACATACTGTTGGGCGAAGTCAACACTCAACGCCAACAGGAGATTGTAAACAACACACCTGTTCCAAGTTGTCAAGGTTGTTACGATTTAGAGCAAGGTAAAAAAAGTTTTGACATCATCAGCGATAGAATCTTTTACATACGTGAGCTAAAACAACTACCTCTAGAAACCTATCAACCAAACAATCATCAACTACATGCCATTGATGTTAGATGGACCAACCTTTGTAATTTTGCATGTGTGTACTGTTCTCCAGAATACAGCAGTCGAATAGCAGATGAGATTGGTAAAAAATTTGATATTCCTACAGAACAACAACAAGACAGTTTCAAAGAATACATTATTAAAAATGCCAAACAACTAAAACATGTATACATGGCTGGCGGCGAGCCGTTGCTCATGAAACAAAACCTTGAGATACTAAAAATATTGGCCCAAGAGAATCCCGAAGTCAATCTACGTATCAATACCAATCTTAGCAAAACAGACACACGGGTTTTTGAGCGTATTTGCGAGTTTAAAAATGTACATTGGACAGTCAGCGTTGAAACAATGAAACATGAATTTGAATATGTACGTTACGGTGGACGTTGGCAAGATTTTTTAGATAACTTAAAAATCATCACCAAGTTAGATCACAAAGTATCTTTTAACATGCTATATTTTTTATTAAACTATCGTAGCATATTTGATTGCATTGATTATTTTTTAGATCAAGGGTATCACCCTAACAGTTTTATCATTGGTGCATTGTTGACTCCCGTTGAGCTGAACATAAGACATTTGCCGCAACGTACACTAGACAGTATCAAGCAACTAATCACTGACAAACTGTCTAAGAAGCCCGGCTATCTCTTAGAAGATTCCTATCAAAATCTTTTACACTATATAGATCAGCCGTTTGAAAAAAATCTTGGCAGCGGGTTAAAGTTCTTAACAGAACTCGATGGCAGAAGAGGAATAGATAGTCAAAAAATCTTCCCTGATCTGTACAAAATTTTACAAGGATAATATCATGACACAGCGTATTTTAATCATGGGTCTGCCAGGTGCAGGCAAAACAACATTGGCAGGTGCTCTTAAAAAGTACTTGGAACAGCACGGAACAATGAGTATGTATTCTGCTGAACAACTTCCAGTGACCGGTCTTGACGCCAGAGTAACCTGGTTTAATGCTGACGATATTCGTCGCAAGTACAACGATTGGGACTTTAGCAATGATGGACGTATACGTCAAAGTATGCGTATGTTCCAGTTCAGTATAGAAGCCGGTGGCGAATATGTTATTTGCGATTTTGTTGCGCCGCTGGTAGAGATGCGTAACAACTTCAAAGCCGACTGGACCATATGGGTAGACACCATCCGTGAAGGACGTTATGCCGACACCAATGCAGCCTTTGTTGAACCCGAGGTGTATGACTTCCGTGTCACAGAACAAGATGCAGAAAAGTGGGCCGAGTTTATTGGGCAACACATTATTGATCGTCGACGTCGTCCTACATTTGACTGGAAAAAAGAAACAGTACAGATGTTGGGCCGCTGGCAACCGTGGCACGACGGGCATCGTGCATTGTTTGAACGTTTGATTGCTCGTACAGGGCAAGTGGTTATTCAGATACGTGATGTTCAAGGCTGGCAAGGATCAAATCCGTTTGAAGTGGATCGAGTCAAAGCATTTATACGTCGTGATCTAGATCCTATCTATCAAGGACAATACGAAATACAAGTGGTACC